CGACAGATACGATGTACTGCATATTTTTAGGTAGAGCATTACAAACTGTAACACCTTCAACTAATAGTATTACTTCTAGTATGATAGCATCTAAAGGTACAAGTCATACATTATTAGCAACAAATACTATTAGCTCCGCAACAGCTGCTTCTACTTTTTCAAGCACATATATAACATCTGATTTTGAGATGTATGAATTTCATATTTTATATGCAACACCTGCTACTGATGATGTAAATTTATATATATATGTATCTTCAGATAATGGTAGTTCTTATTTAACTGGTGCTATAGATCAAATGTCAACTAGAAACAGACCAGGTTCAGCGAGTGATGCAATATCTACAACCGATCAAGATTATGTTTGGATAGGTTCTGGTACTGGTAATGCTACAGGAGAAGCTACTGCTGGAGTTGTTAAAATGTTTAATGCTGCAAGTTCAAGTATGCACACATATTTTACTATTCAAACAGCAGGAAAAGTTGAAGCTAACGACCAAGTTAGAAGTATTGTTGGAGCAGCTGAGTATGATGCTAATACTACTTTGAATAATATTAAATTTGCGTTTAGTTCTGGAAATATTGCAGTTGCAAAAATTAAATTATATGGAGTAAATTAATGTCAAGATATAAAGTAGTAGATAATATAAGAATTAAATTAACAGCTGAAGAGGAAGTAGCTAGAGATAAAGAAGAAGAAAACGCTGCAAAAGCAGAAAAAGAATTAAAAGATGCTGACACAGCTAAAGCGAATGCAAAAACATCAGGTAAAGCTAAATTAAAAGCAGGAGAAGCATTAACAGATGCTGAGATAGAAGCATTGTTTGGAGCCTAACCCATGGCACTCACTAAGGTTAATTATAATAGCATAAATGTTACAGCCGCATCAAGCAAGGCAATTAAGTTTAACTCTAGTAACAATGGTTTTGAAACAGGGGATGTTGGCGGTAATTTAATATTATTATCTACAGTAACAGCATCTTCAAGTGCAACTGTTAGCTTTGTTCATGGAACATCAGATGTAGTTTTTGATAGTACATATCCAATTTATTTAATTAAGTTTATTAATGTTCATCCACAAACAGACGATCAAAATCTTCAATTTAGATTTACAACAGATGGTACTAATTTTAATGTAACTACTTTTTCAGCACCTTTTGGTGCAGATCATACAGAAGCTGGATCTGGATCTATGGAATATAAAGCTGGAAATGATCCAGATGATAATGGAGAACAATCTATAGGTGCTTCAACAGGAGCAGATAATGACCAAGCATCTAGTGGTGAACTTTATATTTTTGCACCATCGTCAACTACATTTACAAAACATTATTTGTCAAGATCATCACAAGCTAGACACAGTGATGCAGCACAAGATTTTTTTACAGCAGGATATGCTAATACTAGCAGTGCTATAACTGGTCTTAGATTTAAATTTCAATCAGGAAACATAGATGCTGGTACATTCAAACTCTATGGAGTATTATAGTGGCACTTAATAAATATAATTATAATAGTTTTGATGTAACGCCTGTAGCTAGTACTACATTAGCTTTTAATTCTGCAGGAACTGGTTTAACAACCCTAGCACCTAGTGCTATGACTTTAATTAAAACAATTACAGCTTCATCGGATTCAACTATTAATTTTGTTAATGGTGCATCAGATGTAGTCTTGGATAACACATACCCTATTTATGTTTTTAAATTTATTAATATTCATCCAGGAACTGATGATGCAAATTTATTTATGAAAGCTAGAGATGGAAGCACAAATTATGATGCAACTCAAACTCAAACTTTTTTTATAGCCCATCATAAAGAAGATGATGGGGCTTCTGGATTACAATATCAAACTGGTTCAGATTATTCACAAGTAACAACTGGTGTTCGTATAGCTGAAGGTGTAGGAAATGAAAATGACCAATGCGAAAGTGGAGAACTTTGGCTTTTTAATCCTTCAAGCACAACTTTTGTTAAACATTTTTTTAGTAGATTTTCAAGAATGTATCCTGGAAATGATAGTATGGTACATGACTTTGTTGGTGGATATTTTAATGTCACCGCTGCAATAGATGCTATTCAATTTTCTATGCATAGTGGGAACATAGATGCTGGCACAATCAAACTCTATGGTATAAAGGATAGTTAATGGCACTTTCTAAATTAAAATATAATAGTTTAAATGTTACAGCTGCAGCTAATAAAGGTATAGGATTTGATTCTGATCCAGATGCATTACAAGCTGATTATACTGGTGGGTCTATAATTTTTATTAAAAAAATAACTGCTTCTAGCGATAGTACTATATCTTTTGTTGATGGAACAAGCGATGTTGTTCTAGACAATACCTACAAGGAATACTTATTTACTTTTAATAATATACATCCAGCAACAAATTCTCAAAAGTTACAGGTAGGATTTAGAGATGGTAGCACTGATTATGATGCTGTTAAAACTACAACTTATTTTGGTGCTTATCATTATGAAAGCGATTCTGATGCTGCATTAGGATATTTTGGAAGTAATGATTTAGCACAAAGTACAGCATTTCAACCATTAAGTTCTAGTGTTGGTAATGACAATGATCAATGTTGTAGTGGTTATTTACGTTTATTTAATCCATCATCAACGACATTTGTAAAACATTTTATATCACAAGTTAGTGATTCTTCACATGATGACGCAAATGACCATACTTTTGTGGCTGGTTATTGTAATACTACAACTGCAATAGATGCTGTTCAATTTAAATATGCTTCAGGCAACATCGATTCTGGAGATATTTGTTTATATGGAATTAATTAATATGGTAGATAATAAAAAAGGAGAACAACCGTGTATATAGGAAAAACACCCACAGTAGGTAACTTCCAAGTCTGTGATGCGATATCAGTCGTAAATGGGCAGGCAGCATATACCTTACAAGTAGGGGGCGTAAATTTTGCCCCAGAATCAGCTAATCATATGCTGGTTAGTCTAAATGGAGTATTACAAAAACCAGGTAGTTCATATACTATTTCTGGTAGTACCCTGACCTTTGCCTCGAATTTGGCGACAGGGGACTCGATTGACTTTATTCAAATATTAGGTAACGTGCTCGACATCGGGACACCTTCAGACAATACGATTGCAACAGCTAAAATTGTAGATGATGCAATAACAGCAGCTAAAATTAATGATGATATTATTTCTGGTACTACAGCTTTAACAGCTACACCCGCAGATACTGATGAAGTATTAGTATCTGATGCAGGTACTCTTAAAAGAGTTGACTATTCTTTAATTAAAAGCATTAAACAAATTGTTGTTCAAAATTATGGAACAGAAACTAATGTATCAAATACAAGTTATGCTGATACTAATATAACAGCTGATATAACTCCAGCGTCTACTGCAAATAAAGTGTTAGTTATAGCTTCACCAAATAGTGATGGATATGTAAATGTAAGTACTTACAGGCAATTTTTTTTAAGATTACTTAGAGATTCAACTGAATTAATGAATAAACAAATTCATATAGGTGCAGATAAAAATCCTACAAATGATTATGTGTATGGTTCTATTGATGGAACTATGGTTTATCTTGACTCACCTTCAAGCACAAGTGCATTAACTTATAAACTTCAAGCTAAAGTTAGTAGTACGGCAAATAATTGTAATGTAAGAATTAACGGAGATAATTCTGCTGGTGGAGCAGAAAGCACATTAACTTTAATAGAGGTATCTGTATAATGATAAAAGTAACTGAAGCAATACAAGCAATAAATTCAAATGCTAAATATAAAATAGTAGGAAATGATATAGATACTTGTGAAATAGAATGGTTTGATACAACAGCAATTTCTAAATCAGATATAAAAGCAAAAATGGCAGAATTAAAAACTGCTTATGATAATTTAGCTTATGCAAGAGCAAGAGCTGTTGCCTACCCATCTTTACAAGAATTTGCAGAAGCTTATTGTGAAAAAGAAATAGGTGGTAGTTCTACAAAATGGGATGCCTATAAAACAGCATACAATAAAGTTAGATCAGATAATCCAAAGGAGTAATCAATGTCTATAATAACACTTAACAACAGGGCAATTAACAGATCAGATACAGCAGTTTCAGGAGAAGTTTTTACAGCTACATCTGCAACGGCATCAGATTATCAAGCACCTGGAATGGATAAATTAGCATCAACAGCAGTATCAAGTGATGTTGCTTCTGTTACATTTGATGTCAACCATAACAACGATAGTAAATTTACTAACTATTCACACTATATACTTTATATAGCAAATTTTTTAGGTGATGGAGCTGGTGGAGAATTAAAATTTAGAATTGGAGTATCTGATTCATCTGATATTAAAACAGCAGATTATATGAACCAACTTTTTCAATACAAACCAAATGGTGGATCAACAATTATTGCTGGTGCTGATACTGGTGCAGGAGATATTAGGATGGGTAATGATGTAGATTTTGATAATTCATCAAGACCAATGTTTGGTGAAGTTCATTTTTATAGAAAAGGAAATGTAGGCTCTTCTTATAAACCAGCAGCTTATGGATTTTTCTATGCAGAAAATACAAATGGATATTTTGGAACATGGCATTTTCATGGAAGTTATGAAGTTGCTGTTGATACTAATTATGTTCAAATTGTTCCAAGCACAGGCAATATAGCCAAAGGTGAATTTACATTATTTGGAGTGAGAAATACATAATGAAAAAATTAATAGTTACAAGACAGGGTAGTCAACTTGTTGACATGACACCTGATGAAGAAGCATTAAAATTAAAAGAAGAAAAAGATTATTTGGAATCAAGACCAAGTGAATTTGATATTGCTATAGGAAATTTAAGAGAGAAAAGAAATAGACTTTTAACTGAAACAGATTTTTATGCTTTATCAGATGTAACTATGTCTGATGATATGAAAACTTACAGACAAGAATTAAGAGATCTTCCAAGCGGTAAAGATACTGTTGATAAATGTAATAATGCTACTTTTCCAACTAAACCATAAGGAGAAAAATAATGCCAAGATATCATAATATAAACGGTAATAAGGTTCAATTCACCGCTGAAGAAGAAACAGCTAGAGATGCTGAAGAAAAAGCATGGGCTGATGGTGCTGTAGGAAGAGCCCAGGCTAACCTAAGAACTAAAAGAAACAGACTTTTACAAGAATCTGATTGGGAAATTACATCAGAATTAGAAAAAGGAAATGCTATTTCTAGTGACATGAAAAAATATCGTCAAGATCTTAGAGACTTACCTGCAGGTAAAGACACAGTTGCTAAATGTGAAAATGCTACATGGCCTACTAAGCCCTAATGGCAAAAAAATTTAAGGCATATGTTGAAAGATCTAAGCCTAAAAAAAGACCACGAGTTCATAAAAAAAATTTAAATAAACAAGAAAAACGAGCACAAAAAAAATATAATAGACAAGGGAGATAATGACAACACCACCTAAAACACCTGCCACACCTGTAGATACAGTTTTACAGAAAGGCACATTAACACCTGCTCAAAAAGAACAAACTGGCAGTGCTAAAGCTGTAAGTTTAATTGAAAGTTTAGCAGCAGGAAAACCTAGTTTACCTACAGGAACAACTATATCACCACAATTACAAAATGTGGCAACTACAGAATTAATGGCAACTCCAGGTGTTACTGGTACTTTAACTTCAGCTATACCTACGGCTCCAACTGCCCCAACTATTGCTGCTCCTACGGCAATAACTGGAACTTCAGCAACTGCTCCTACTGCACAGACTGCTGCACAAATGTCTGCTGCACAAGTAGCTGGTATAACTCCTACAATGACTGCTGCACAAGGAACTGTATCTGCACCTATGACTGCTGCAACAGGAACTATTACATCTGATGCTACAATAAAAGGTCAATTAGAAAGTTTACAAACAGAAGTACAAACTGCTTTATCTTCAGGTAATCCTTTACCAGTATGGGCTAGAGGTGCTGCTAAAGCTACTGAAGCTGCAATGGCTAATAGAGGACTAAGTGCTAGTTCTATGGCTGCTGAAGCATTAGCTGAAGGTATTATGCAATCAGCTGTACCTATAGCTGCTGCAGATGCTGCTACATATAAGCAGATGATATTTCAAAATCTGTCTAATAATCAACAAGCAGCTATTACAAATGCACAATCATATCTTAAAATGGATATGGCTAATTTGTCTAATAACCAACAAGCTAATTTACAAAATATAAATACAAGACAAACATTTTTATTATCTGATCAAGCTGCTGCAAATGTTGCTTCACAGTTTAATGCTACTAGCCAGAATCAAGTAAATCAATTTTATGATAAACTAGCAACATCAATATCTGATTCAAATGCTGGTAGAATAGATGCAATGAAAAAATTTTCAGAAGCAGAAAGTAATAAAATAGAAGCATTAAATGCACAAAATACTATTGCGGTAAATGAGGCAAATGCAAAAAGAGAAGATACAGTAAATAGATTTAATGCACAACTAGAAAATCAAAGACAACAATTTAATGTTGCAAATCAAAGAGAAATAGATCAATCTAATGTAGTGTGGAGAAGGTCCATTAATACTGCTAATACTGCAGCTGTAAATGCTTCAAATCAAGTTAATGCTCAAAATTTATTAAATGTTTCTAACTGGGCTTTATCCTCAATGTGGCAACAGTGGAGAGACGAGGCATCTTGGATAAACACTTCTTCAGAAAATCAAAGTAATAGAAATCACAATTTAGCAATGGCTGCTCTTGAAAGATCTACAGCTTTTGAATTACAAGACCAAGCATCTAAAGATGCACTATATCAATTAATAGGTAGGTTTGGTTTTAGTTTATTTAGTAGTTAAGGAGAAAATTATGTTTAATTTAAAAAGTTTATTTAGAAAAGGAATTACAGCAGCTGGAGCTTGGCTTGGAAATACTATAGCTGGCCCAACAGGTGGCAAAATAGGTGGTGAATTAGCGGGCAGTTTATTTGATAAAAAAATTGGTGGTATGGGTGAATTTAGACCAGTAAATACTGCTATAACAGCTCCTAAATTTAGTAAAATGAGTATGTCAGCATACGCACCTGGCATGGCTAAAAAAGCATCAAGTGTTAGTACAAAAACAGTAGATGCTGATACCCTTAATGCTGAATGGAATTATAGATTAAATAGATATTTAGTAACAAAAAGATATTATAAAACGTAAGGGGAATACATGGATCAATATAAAGAAGGAATAGGAAACCCATTCGATGCACCAGTTCCAGGACAATCATTAACAGATACACCTGGTAATTATCCTTGGGAACATCCACCACAAATTACAGATACAAGTGAAGCTGCAGATTTAATTTGGGATAGACTACACGAACCAGAATTTTCACAGCAAGTTATAGCTATGCTAGACGCAGGTGTTCCTGTAGAGGCTGTAGGTAGAATAGTAATATTTAGTGGGTTTATGGATGGTAAATTTTCTCCAGATGTAGGTTTTATACTTGTAGAACCTGTAATGAAAATGATTGCATCTATTGGTATAAAAGGTGGACTTAAAAAAATTAGAATGTCTATGCAAGATATTACTAACAATGAGCAGATGACATCTATAATTAAACTTAAACAACAAGGTGAGGAATTTGAAAAAATTTCTAAAGGTGTTAAGCAAGATATTAAAAAAATAGATAATGATAAAAAAGGTTTAATGACTAAACCAGAAAAAGAAGAGGTAGAATAATGGCAATAGATTTTGGAAGACTAGCAAGAGGAGTTACTACTGGATACTTAGACGCAAAAATAAAAAATACAGAAGCGAATGATGCATTAAAAGCAAAAGTAATGGAAAACTCTGCTACAATTTATCAAACTCAAATTTTACCAGATACTATTGAATCAGAGAAAAATAGAAAAGAAGTTTATGATCAAATAGCATCTGCTACTAATCAAAATTTTGCTGAGTTAGCTGATATAGGTGGTTATACTACAATGAAAGATGGTTATCAAACTGCTTTAGATTTATATAAAAAAACAGATAAGAAAAAATTAGAAGCAGCTATGTTTAATACAGATTATAATCAAAGATACGCTAAGAGAGGTAAAACATTTAACGAAAAATATGAACCTATATTTAATCAGATAGGTATTAAACAATCTGGAATGTTAGGCCCATATACTACAGAGTTAATGTTAAAAGAAGATCAACAAGAAGTTACTCCATCTGTAAAAGCAGGATCACCAGAATTTTCTAGTACTGCTATCAGAGATTATGTTGTAGACACTGGTACAACAACACTAGTACCAGAAACTGAGTTTGCAAGAGTAGCAGCTAGTTTTAGAAATTTTCAAAATTTTATTGTTTTTAAACCTGATGGGGGTGTTAAATTTACATTTAAAGGCGAAAAAGATGTAGAGTATAACGCATTAAGAGCTCTTACAAATGATTTAGTAGCAACTGGAAACTATACAACAGAAAACAATAAAGCTAATGTAGGAAGAGCAGTTGAAGAAGCAAATTTTATATTAAAACAACAAACACAAAACCATATTGGTAACAATATTGTAAAAGGATATTCTGAGTTACCACAAGAACAAACAGAGCCTGGCGGTGCTTTATATGCTGCACAAGATTTTTCTGATGAGTTTAATCAATCTTATCAAACTGCTAATGATAAACTTGATTATATTGAAGATCATATGGCTAAATTAGGTAGTTATAGTGAGCAAAAATATTATGCACAAAGTTTTCCATTAGGAGTAAAAATTAGTATAAATGGAAAAGAAGTTGAAGTAAGAGATTATTTATTATCTAGTTACTAACATGTATAAACTTTCAAAAGGTGATTTAGCTGTAAATAGATCTGCCTATAGTAATAATTTTGCAGGATTATCTAAGGAAGATTTAAGAAAAAAAAGAAAAAAGTTTTTTTCTGTAAATGAAACTGTAGTGCCAGATGAAAATATAAAAAATGTAATACCTATTCAATACAATAGTAATGGCTCTTTAAAATATACATTTGATAATATATACGAAAATAAACAACTAACATCAATAGCAAAAGATTATTACTCTAATAGAGATAGCGAAGTTTATAATGATAAACAGGCTGTAGATAAATTTATATCTGACCGAACTTGGAATCAAGCTAATACATTTGCTATGGGTAAAGAATTTTTATATGTAACAGGTGATAATATTACTAATGATCAAAAAGCAAGATTATCATACCTAACTAGATACTGGGATGAATTGCCTAATTTTTATGAAGAAGGTGGTAGAGGTGCTTCAGGATTTTTTGCTAATTTAGGTGTTGGTGTATTAGATCCTCTAAACGTAGTAGGTGCTGGAGTAGGTGGTCTAGTAAGTAAAACTGTTTTAAAAAAAGCTGGACAAGAAGTTATTAAATCTCAAGTTAAAAAAGGTGTAACTAAAAAAACGCTTGCAAAAGAAATTTTAAATAGCCCAGAACAATTAGCTGAGTTATCAGCTAAAGCAAATAAATCTGCTTTATTAAAGGGATCTGGATCTATGGCAGCTGTAGAAGGTGCAGGATTTGGTACAATAGATATAGCTAATCAGTTAGTAGAAAAAGAAATAGATTTAAGACAAAGATTAGATCCTGTAAGAACAGGTACTATAGCTGTAAGTGCAACAGGATTAGGATTTTTTGTAGGTGCTGCAGGTGGATATATAGGTAACAAGGTTGCTAATTTAAAACTTGCAAAAAATAATAATTTACCTACAGAAAATTTAAAAAAACATTCTAAAAAACAGCCTGACAATACTAATAAATCTGAGGGTAAAAATTCAGAAATAGGTTCTTGGACTAGGACAGGCAGCACTGTTAGATCTAATTTAGCAGATCAATGGGATTTTATAAAAGTATTACAGGAAGAAATGACTGGTGTAGCAGGTGATGTAACACAGTTAAGAAAATTATATAAGTCAGGTGATTTTAAAGTTGACCCTATATTACAACCATATTTTCAATTAAGAATGTTAGCATCATCTGGAACAAGAGGGCATAATTTTATTATGCATGGAGTGCATTTGCCACCAAGTGCTACGGCAAAATCTGCTAGTTTTACTAAAGGTAAAAGTTTGGGACTACACCAAATACTAGAACCCTTAGACATAACTAATGAGGTTAATGAATTTTTAAATTATGTTGCTGCAAAAAGAATGAAGAGAATTGCACAACGAAGACCTAAGTTAGACAAAACATTGCCAATGGATAAAGTTACTAGGCAAGAATATATTGATTTTGCCGAAATGAATGCTTCAGCTTATAAAAAAAAATATGGAAAAGCATTAACTAGAAAAAATAATTTTGTTAATTTATTACAAAAATATAAAGTATTTACAGATGAATTACTAGAGTATCAAGTTGCCTCTGGGTTAATATCTAGAACAGATGCTAGAAAAATTTTAAGAGAAAATCCTTTCTTTATACCTCTTACTAGAGAAACAGAAAAAGTAGGTTTAATAACTGCTGCTGGTAGACAAACTAGAAAACTACTAGGTATATCTAGACCTGGTGCAGTTAAAATAGCAAAACAAAAACAAGAAGGTGATATTAACTTATACAAAAATTTATTAACATATACTTATCAAACTGTATTAGCTGGTGATAGAAACAGAGCAAAACTATCTTTTTATAATATGGTTAATAAATCAGCTAAATTAAATCCAGAAAAATATGGTAATGTTGTACAATTAGTAACTGCAGATAGACGTGTTAGAATAGAAAATATAGCAGTTGAAAGAGTCGTTAATGCATACAAAAAATCTGGCACTAAATTTGATCCTGAAAAAGATATTGTAGCTAAGGTAGGTGCAAAAAGAAAAGATCAGTTAAGTAATTTAGATAGTTTAGATGTTGTAACATTTTCAAATACATTTAAAGCTAGTGATGATGCAGCATCAGATTTTGCTGACATAGTTTATAGAAATGGAAAAGCAGAAATATATGAAGTTAAAGATCCTAATTTAGGAGAAGTATTTACAGCTTTAGGTGATAAAGGTGCAGATAAAGTATCATTTGGATTTGGTCCAAAAGGTTATTTTTCTAGGTATGCTAGATTTGCATCAAGAGCAATAACATACTCACCACCTTTTGTAGCTTTTAACGTTCTTAGAGATACTCTTGCTGGATCTGTAAACTCTGCATTTGGCATAAGTCCAAAAGGTTTTAAACCTGTATATTCTACAGGTAAAGGTTTTATTGATGCTATTAGACAAACTCAAAATTATAAAGAAGCTTTAATAAATGGTATGGGTTATTCTTCTAGATCTGAAACAGAGCAATTCTTACCAAAAAATATAAAAGATTTAGTATCGCAGGGTACTGTAACTACTTCAAAAGTTTTAGGAGATGCTAGTAATTATTATAGTAATGTTGTAAAAAAAGTTTTAACTAAAGCTGGTGGTGGTTGGAGAGGTTATAAAAAAATTGTTGAAGCTGCTGAATATGGAACTCGTATGGGGGAATTTCAATTAGCAAAAGCTGCAGGATTTAGTGATATGGGTGCAGCATTTTTAGGAAGAGAAGTTGCAACTGATTTTGGTATGAGAGGATCTAGTGCTACATTAAATATGCTAAGTAGAAATACTATGTTCTTAAATGCAAGTATTCAAGGTTTATATAGAACAGGTAGGTTATTTTCTGAAAATCCTGCAAAAGCAGCAGCATTAATAAGTGCAACTGTTGTAGCACCAGAGATAGCTTTATACCATTTTAATTCACAATTTAAAGAATATTCACTAGTAAATGATCAGATAAAACAATTAAATTTTTTACTTCCTAATATAGATCATGCAGAATCTAGAAAACAAAATAAACTTGTATTAGATAGTGAAGTACCTTTTATACCAATGCCTAAGCCATATGATTTGGGCGTATTTGGTAATATAGCGACAGGTCTTATAGATGGTATATACAAAAAAAGTGATGGTGTAACTAAAAAATATGTTGCACAATCTATTAGCCAAATAGTTCCTGGTTTACCTATACCTGCTGGATTAAGGCCAATAGCTGAAATGTTTTTTAATAAAAATTTATATTCAGGTGCACCAGTATTAGGTAGATACGAATTACAAAAATTAGATGAATTAAAATCTAGAGAAAGCACTAGAGAAATAGCTAAAAAATTATCAATGTTTGCTACAAATATATCTTCGTTTATAGGTGGTGAAAGAAAAGGTGCAGTTAAAAGTACTGTAATAAATCCAATAACTGCTGACTATTTATTAGGTGCATATTTTACTGGTTTATTACAATATCCTATAGATATAGTGGAAAATTTTATACCAAGAGAAAAATTAAAAGGAGAAAGAATAGAAAAAAGACCAGATGAATCTGACTTATCAAGTTTTAAAAATGCAGCTAGTATTGTTACAAGAAGATTTCAAATTGCATCTCCAATAAAAAATTCTGAATACCATAAAACATGGCAAAAAGTTATTAATAGGGCAAAAAAATTAAAACAAATAGATACTACTCAAATGGATTTAAATAGAAGAAATGAAACTTTTTTAATTGGTCTATATGGTAGAACTATGGATAAATTAGCAGAAGGTTATCCCGCAGGTGTTGAAGACGAAGTTTTAGTATTTTCAAGTGTTTCTGATGTTTTATCACAGGGTGAAAGATTTTTAATACAATCTAGAAAAAATAGAAATACAATACTAGCTTCTAATGTTGATGGTAAAACTAAAAGAAAACAAATAGATAATTTAATAAGAATAGAAAATATATATTTAAAAGAAGTTATAGATAGTTTAGCTAGTATAGAACAATTAGATTATTTATTTGATGAAACTTATACAGATAGATTTAAAGACCATGGAATAATAACTGGAATTTTAACCATACCATTTGGAACAGCTGAAGATACATTTAAAAAAAATCCAAGAGAAAAATAATGACTGTACAAACTATTAATCAACAAACTAACTCGATGCTAGATTTTAAAAACATGTCACCATTAAAATCTGATTATGCATCAGAAGATACTAGAGTAAGTGATATGGAAATTTATAACTATTTAATTAATGAAAAAAAATTAGATAAAAATAAAAGTATAGGTATACTTGCTAATATAAAAGGTGAAAGTGATTTTAGAATTGGTGTTACTGAAAAAGGTGATGCTACTAATAAAGGTATAGGCCTATTTCAATTTACATTTCCAACTAGAAAAAGCGGTTTACTAAAAAAAGTACCTGACTATAAAACTAATTGGAAAGGACAAGTAGATTATTTTTTGTCAGAGCAAGAAGCAAAAGAATATTTAAACCAAAATTTTAATACTAGTGAAAAAGCTGCAGAGTTTTTAATGAAAAGAAATTTAAGACCAGCTAAAGAACTTAGACCATCTAGAACAAAAAAACATAATGAGTATATACAAAGATTTGTAGAGACTTTAAAAAAATAATGGCTAAGCAACCCAAAACAACCAGTGAACATATTATATCATTATATGGTTATATTACAGGGTTAAAAAGAGAAGTATCATCTATAAAAAATAATCACTTAAAACATATGCATGAGGATATAGATAAATTACATAGCAAAATAGACAAACTATTATACGCTATTGTGGGAGGTTTAGGTGCGACAATAGCTACATTAGTAGGACTATTTAAATAACAGGAGGAAATATGATATCACAAATAAAAGATAAAGTAAAAAACCTATGGGAAAAACATGGACACTGCGTCATTTGGGCAGTTGCAGGTTTTATTCTAGGTGCTATAATTATATAATTAATACAGGAGTAACAAATAAATGCCATTTGAAATGATAACAATGCTTGGATCTACTATACTCGGTGGAGTTATGAGTATATGGTCTCAAAGCATAAAGGCAAAACAAGCAGAACAAAAAATGTTATTGGCAAGAGCCGATAAACAGGCTGCTATATTTAAGTCAGCTAGAGAATACGAGAATGTAGGATTCCAATGGACAAGAAGAATCATAGCATTAACTGCCGTATTCGCAATTGTTTTATTCCCTAAATTATTACCTTTAATAGACCCAGAAGCAAATGTTATTGTGGGTTATTTAGAATTTAAACCTGGGTTTTTATTTTTTACAGAAGGTAAAGATATATTAAAATGGGAGTATTTATCTGCTAGAGGGCTAGTAATTACACCATTGGATACTAATTTAGTGTCAGCAATTATTGGACTATACTTTGGTGGGTCTTTAGTTAAAAAATAAATGTCTAAACCTGAATATCAGGACATTATAAACGAATATAAAGAGTCTGTTAGAATCCTCAAGCAAGAAGTTGCTGAGTTGCAGGATGCTGGCAAGTCTAAGGATAGTGCTAACAAACGTACACTACAAAAGCTAGAACATGTTACACAAGATTTAGAAGAAGCAAATAAAAAAATAAAAGAATTGGAGGATCGTTAGTTAAAAATAAATATGAGTAATAATCATGAACTATTATTTTACAGGAACTTTAATTATATTAATAATATTAATGGCTTTATTATTGGAGCCAGGTTATAGATGAAATTTGCATTAGCTTTTTTGTTATGCTCATATGTGGCAGAAACGTGTCTTCCACCCCATGTTTATGAAATAGAGTTTGATAATGAATACGATTGTTTAGTAACAGGTTATGAAGAATCTTTACAAAAAATACAAGAGATTGGTGAAACAGATGTTAATGAGCATAGAATGTACATTAAATTTGGTTGCTACGAAGTAGAATTAGAAAATCAGGAAACTTAATATGAATAAAATATTATTATTTGTAGCAATGTTATTATTGTTATCAGGCTGTATAACAGCCGCAGTAACAACTGCAGCATTAGCGGGATCAACTCAGACTAATACATCTGGGTCTAATACTGCTATTGAAGGTGGCTATACATCAAGTGCTACAACTACATACCAATCTGGATCTAGTTCTAATAGTACTACAACTAATACAACAAATTCAAATATAAAATCTGCACCACCATCAGCATCAGCCCCTTCAGTTAATACAATGACTCAAGACGTTTGTGCCGTAGGTGTATCTATGGGTGTTCAAACTTTTGGTATAGGTATATCTGGAGGTAAACATGTCATAGATGAGAATTGTGAAAGATTAAAACTAGCTAGAATATTAAATGATTTTGGTATGAAGGTTGCAGCTGTTGCAATACTTTGTCAAGATGAAAGAGTATTTGAATCTATGATTCAAGCTGGAACTCCATGTCCTATTGATGGTAAGATTGGTAAAGAAGCTGAAGCTTTATGGGCTAAATATGATCATGAAAGACCTGATTATGATTTATATGTTAAGCGTATGAAGGAGAGAGAAAAAATAGAAAAAGAATTAGCTAAAAAGGCAGAAGAAGAAGCAAAGAAAAAAGCTGATGAAGAAAGGGCAAAAGCTAAAAAGGCAGCTGAAGATAAGAAAAGAAAAATTAGAAAAGAAATTGAGATGACCAAAGAGTTAGAAAAATTAGAATTAGAAGAACTAAAAGATAATGAAATTATTATAGAGGTTTTACCACCATTACATTCACAATAATGCCAAGGCCAGTAAGAAAATGGATAGTAAGATTGAGAATGTGGTGGGCAGATATTAGAGGTCATCATGGTAAAAGATGGGACTACGAACCATCAAAACATTACATGAGGAAAAAATAATGGCAATGAAGATATCAGAAAATACAGCTGTAAGTATGCCAATGAAAAATTTAATTAGTATAGTTATTGCTGTTGCAGTAGGAGTATGGGCATATTTTGGTATAGTAGAAACTCTTAATAAACATAGCACAACTTTAGAGTTAATGCAAAAAGATTTAGAAGCTAACTCTGAATTTAGAATCAAATACCCTCGGGGTGAATTAGGGCAATCTTCAGGGGAAGCAGAATTATTTATGCTTGTAGAACATATGGCAGGTTTAATTGAGTCTATGGATGAAGAATTAAAAGGTATGAGAAACAATAAAATTAACATAGATTTTTTAAAAGAACAAGTATCTAAACTACAAGTTGATATAGAAACATTAATTAGAAATGGAAACGGTCACTGATGATAGAATTAGTTTTTGCACTTTTACTTATACAAGATCATAAAATTGTAGAGCATCGTATACAAGATAGCCTTTCAAAATGTCTTAAAGCCAAGCGTTATGCTATGAAGGACAAGAGTCCTGGCGATAGAGTTGTCTACAAATGCCTACAATCTAAGGCAAATGTTGAAATTTATATGGGCGAAAAGAAAATAACTTCGTTAATACTAGAATGATTTATATAATTTTAATAGGAATTACTGCTTATGCGATACATAGTGTCAATACTTTTGCTGACGATATTAACCCTTACAACTTCAGCAGAAGAGATAACCACAGGTAATCTAGTTACTAACGGTAACTTTGAAACTGGTAATAGTAATAGTTGGACTACCTCTGGTGATGTACAGGTATTAAATGATTGCTGTGAACTTAATAATGTTCCTAGCAACTATGATTTAGAGTTTGGTGATAGTGGTTCTATAACACAAGATTTTAATCTATCATCTGATATTATAACTCAAGATATGTTGAATAATGGTATTACATTAAATTCAACAATTGAAGCACAGAATGGCGAGTGCAGTGTCACTGGGTGTTGGGGTGGGCAAGGTCAAGCAGATACATTTACTAATGTATTAACTATAGAAGATGCAGATGGTAATGTATTAGCTACAACTACTACAATTAGAACTGATGTTACTGGAATAGATGGAGCAAATTTTACAGATACATTAATATATACTGGTACAGGATCTAATATAGGAAATATAACTATATCAGGATCTGATGCAAATGCTCCTGCATATTTAGGTGGAACTAATGTAGACAATATATCTGTTACTATGACATATGATAATACTGTTATAGCTAATGAAATTGTAGAAGAGATAAACGAAATATTTGAAAACTTAGAAGAAGAAATATTTGAAGAGTTTACTTTTACGCAGATAGAAGAAATATTTGAAGAGTTAATTGCATATATAGAAGAACCTCCTATGGAGGAAATGTTTCCAGAAGAAGAATTATACTTTGAACCTGTTATTATGATCGTTGAAGAAATGCCAGAAGAAATAATGGAAGAGATAATAATGGAAGAAGAAATGATGATTGAAGAAGAAATATTTGAAGAAGAGATTAGTACAAAATTCTTTACATTATTACCACCACCAGAAGAAGAAGAGATATACGAGGAGACAACAGAAATTATTGCAAGCTTCTTACCTATGGTTTCTAAAGAAGAGGAGACATTTAATGAAGAGAAAGAAGAATTTGCAGAACCCAGACCCTTATTTATGGAATCAACCGAGGAAGAATCTGGAGAAGAAGTAATTAAAGAAGAGCCTACAAGAATGGCTAGTATGCCTGAAGAAGAAACGGCAGAAGAAGAACCTGCTGAAATAAAAGAAGAAGAAAGTGTAGTTGAAGAAGAAGAAAAGCCAAGAGAAGAAATAGCAAAAGAGAATAATGAAGAAGA